CTTCTGCCATAAGAGCCTGTATTTGTTGCATTGCTTGAGGGTTTTGCTGGGCCTGTATCTGTTGGAATTGTTGCTGCATTTGCTGACGTTTCATGTCAGTCTGATGTTGGTCAACATACTCAGACTTCTCAAGCAATTCAATGCTTTCTTCTGACAGTAGAACTTGTAGCTGCTGTTCATTAATGCCTGTATAAGAGGAGATCCTGTAAGTATTATGCTTGGCATAGTAGACTTTAAGGATGCCATTCTTCTGCATTAGGGCATCTTTGACAAACTGATGAAGGATGATAAAACCATCATTCTGCTTCATTAGAACTTCATAGACATATTCAGATTCAAGCTCTGCCTGGCGCTCGTCTCCATCATGCACAGGATCAAAGATAACAATCTCATTATTCTGGGTGAATGACTCCATGATTTGAGGCATGATCCATTCAATGGCATCAGCAACATCAGTAGAAGTAACCTGAGATCTGCCTTCTACCTCTGTGCCATTAGGTAAGCCAAGGTAATAAGAAAGTGCTTCCTGATTAGAAGTAGATGATCCAACAGCTTGGGAAAGCTCTTGGGACACTATAGCAAGTATTTCTTCTTTGCTTAACATAATTAAATTACTTGCCTATTAGTCAGTGAATAATCAGGATTGGAATTAGAGTATCCACCAATAACATTGTCACCTTCACCAGCGCCTACCATAAGATACTGGAGTGAATCAGCAACGTGTGAGTATCGGTTCTTATCCGGCTTATCAGTATACCTGTCCGAACCTGAAACCATGAGTCGCTTGTACTTGTATCCGCCAGCAAGGGCTTTACGTGTCATGACTGCTTTAGGCCCAAGTAGGAAACCAGGGTTGCCAGAGAAGTCCATGCGTGTCATAGTGCCCGCAACTGCTTCTCTACGTATAATAGGATCATTAGTGTAAGTAGGCCAAGCAACAATACCGTTGGCATCCAGTACCTGAAAGGGAGTTGTCTCATCTGCTTGAGATCTTTGCTCACCAGCTGGGTCGCCATAGACTTCAAGAGGGTTAGAAGGATAATAATGGTTAATATGCCTTTTAAGAAGCTTGGCAAAGGTCGCGGCTCCCATGTTGTCGGTTACTAACTCGTCAAAGATAATCCATCGGTTAGTCGATGTCTGATACCCAAACGTGGCTGCAGGTGTGAGACCAAAATCTATACCAATGTAGATGGTAACGTTGGTGGGTATGACCAAATCCTGGCTTGTAAAGTGGATATCATCTTTGTATTCAGGTATAACTGGTTTACCATCCTGCACGAACCCGTACCTCCCGTGAACGTAGACGTTGATCCATTCGATATCCCGACCAGCCTGCATATTGACGTAATAGTTATCTGGCAGGTTCTCCAGGTTTTCAGCCTCTGGGGATGTACCAGAAGGTTGATGGAATATCTCGTGGTTGTAAGGGAGATGTTCCTCAAACAAATGATAAATCCAATGGTCGGAATCGGGCGGGTTAGTATCGCACCAGATACCAAACCAAGTTGCACCGCCATCTCTCTTGGAAGGATACCTACCCACCCGCCCGATTAACATGTCTAAGATTTGTTTGGGAATCTCACGTGATTCGTTGATGAATGCACCAGTTAGTTCCAGAGACAAAAGCTTCTTGACGTCTAAGGGTTTGTCTAGTGCTCGGAACATGATCTCAGAATGGACTGACGTACCATCTGATAGGTTACCTTTAAGCGTGAAGACCATGTCTTGTTTCATCATCAATCCACAACTATCCGGAACCCAATCAAAGAACGTCTTCATTGTGGTATCAATAAGTTCACGGTAAGTATTGCGGATAACAGCGAATCTGGTCTTTCGGATCCCGGACGAATTCGGCTTCTGGGCATAGGCTCTAACGAGAATCTCCATTAAACAGGCGACAGATTTCCCAGAGCCGATCGGACCAATTATCATCCGAACAAACTTATTACTCTTGTGGAATTTTGAAGCTGTCGCTCCAGGAGTGTATACAGCCAAAATGCAATACATCCTTTAATGAATGTTCTCACCCATTATGACGATTAATTTTTAAAAATTCAAATTAATCTTTAGCTTCCGCAAAATCCCTGGTCCGTTCAAGTCTGTTAGACGTTGTATTAGTATGTGTATAACGAATAACATTGACTTACCCGCGTAAGGTTGAATATAATTGGCAACCTAAACTGAAAGGGATAAATAATGAACATTCGAAACAAAGGCTCCTCCGGTGAATTAGAGTTATGTAAAAGACTGCAACCTTTCTTCCTATCCGAGCTTCGGAGAAACTTGGAACAAGTCCGCAGCGGAGGCAGCGACATCGACGGCAGCTGGCCGTTTGTGATTGAATGTAAACGTGTTGAAGATGTAGGTATGGGGAACCGCAACGCTTGGTGGCGACAAGTTTGTAAAGCTGTCGCGTCCGAGAGCGAAATCCCGGTGGTCGCCTTCAGACAGAACCGGTCGAACTGGAGATACCTCCTGCCAGCGTCCCTAATCGTTTCGGGGAACGTGGATTGGTGTGAGGTGTCAGAAGAGACCTTCCTCCAGTTTGTGATACAGGTGCTCCGAGGGCCACTGTCTGGTAGGCCTGAAAATTGATTTTAATTTTTTGGAGCAACTCGTTTGTGCCGATGGTAAATTTAGGTGTTGGAATCGAATTTGGGAAGGTGTTGGAAATGGAAAACGCATACGTAAATCCCTTGACATTGACGCGCCAGCCAGCGCCCCCTCCCCGGCCTCGCCGCCGCTCACCTCCGGCGTTTGGGACCAGGGTCCGCCGCTTACCCTCGTCGTTATTGCCGCTTACCTAGCACGTTATGGCCGCTCGCTACCAGCGTTGGGAGCCGCTTACCCACACCGTTATACGCCACTCGTCTCGGTCGTTAGTAGGCGAAAACGCTAAACGCTGCGATCGGTGTGTACCCTAGGCCAACCTATAGGGTGCCAGCTGCTACCCTACCCCGGTGTCCTAGCGCAGCCTAGTGGGGTCTCCCACTTTTTTTAGGGTAGGCGTGTAGGGTGCGGTCTGGCGTAGGGCTTATTCCTTTTCGATCTAAGCTTAGACCAAAACGGTCTGAGAAACCGCTTGACCGGCGGGGCGCGATCGACGATACTAAACCCATACCGAGGAGCGGGGACCGACCCACCAGGTTAAGACCAAGTAATGCCTACTAACAATCGAGGATAGACGTATGAGTACCGATATTAATGTTACCACCGATACCGTCACCAGCTGGATCTCTGACCAGCTCGATGCCAAGGTCTCCAGAGACCAGATTATCATAAGCATGATGAGCAAGTATGATTACACGCTCAACAAGGCGACGCAGACCTACGGTAAGTATGCCAAGGCTAACGGCCTGACGTCCACCGTGGCCAGCCACAAAGATGCCGCGATCCGGTTTCTCGAAACAGTTAACCTTACCCACCCTTGGGATGCCCACACGGTTAAGGATAGCGTGATCGATATGGTCGATAAGTTTGGCATCGCCGAGTCGACCGCTCGTGACTACGCCAAGGCTTACAGTGAGAAGCTTGGTGTAGAGCACCCTGTCGAAGACCCGCGCGCTATGATCTTTGCTTGGGTAGTGGCCAATGTTAACCACATGAGCCGCGAGGAGCTTAAGAAGGGCTTGATCGAGTACGCGTGTAACGATCTGGGTAGGTCACGCTCGAACGCTAATGAGTATGCCAAGGGCTTGGACCTTCACTTTGCGATCATGGACGCTAAATAGTTTAACATCATAGGCCGTCTGGGTAGGCGGCCACTTTAATAGAGAGGAACGTTGTTATGAGTACGATGAATGAGCGGTTGGTATCGGATATGAGTGAGTATGAGCGCGAGGTCGTGGCCGATGGTCTGTCGATTATCAGTGGCTCTAAGGTAGCTCCAGAGGAAGTACTGGACGTGTTGACTGATATGTCTGATACGTATGGTGGCTACGGGATCGTGGCCGTCATGGAAGCATTACGCAACAGCAAACTGGGAGAATGATTATGAGCAAGATTAGTGCACCCGCACCACAGCTACGGTTTGTAAATCTGTTTAACGTGTTGACTGCGGTTGACTCGCCGGTGGACAGTTACGTTGACGTGTATCATAGGCTGGATAACCACAACCTTATGGTGGACGTGTACAGTAAGGTGGATATGGCCACACTCCAAACCGCTGGTGTGGTAGCTGTTAATGGGGCTATCATTGAGATGTACGGTGAGCGGTTTGTGGCGGAGTGCGTTGAAGAATGGGTTACCAGCAAAGGCGACCGACATGTTAGTATATTCTTAAGAACATTGAACTACTTATAGGGTGATTATTATGGTTACGGAATTGTTACGCATCGCGTTTGAAGCGGGTTGGGCGTGTGCCAAGGCTGGGAAGCCGGTGCCCACCGATTTGTGTGACTGGTATGGTGAGGAAGAGGTTAAGGCGTGGAAGCAAGGGTACGAGTCTTGGGAGACTCTGGGTGTTAAGCCTGTCGCCGTGGGTGTTAACGACATTGCTCTGATCATGGGCGAGATGCAGACCGACCTGTTAAATGAAGGTGTGGACCGCAAGACCGTGGGCTTGGTCATCTTCACCGCCGTCCGCAAAGATACTGAAGTTAACTGGGAGTACGTTATGAATATAGGTAAGATGGGCTTGTTCGCCACACCGGAATCTGTAGAGGTTATCACGCAGTGGATCGAGGCGCACCCGCCAGAGGATAGGATCCACCTATACACGGCCATGGGTATGACCTGGAACTTCCTGGCCGAGCTGGTTAACAGGGCCGACAAGTTTGGCAAGGTCTCGGACGGCCAGGATACCATAGATTAAACTGGGGAACGTTGTTGTATATGGTAAGCCCGCCTCTGGTAGTGCGGGCTTTCTTTTGTCCACGGTTTAAGATAGCAGTTGGTTATTCGGTTGCAACTCCCAACGACGATTGGTTATTCGGTTAGAACTCCCAAACAAAATTATTCATAGATGTAGTAGAGGCAGTTTATAACCAACCCAGTTGGTTACAAACCCATATAGTGGTTGGTTATTCGGTTAGAACTCCCATATAGGGCAGGATAAAGGAAGTAAAAAGCTTTTATTTGTAACCAAATAACCGTTTTTTCCAATTAGCTTATCTCGTCCGCTATATGGGAATAAGCTGATCAAGGACCTTTTTCTCCTTAACTCGTTACAGAGCTTCTGCCCCGCCGAGGTCTCGCACCCGAAGTTCGCGCACCATAAGTGTGCGTTTTTTCAGTTTTCGCGGGTGGCTCGCCCGCCGGTTTTTTAGGTTTTTCGGTTATAACGCTGCCCTAGGTCCATTCATAGGAACAGTCTGGTAATCAGAAGGTGTCCATCATAGGAACAGTTTAAGAATGCCTGTAGACCCTCGTGGAGGGCGGCCACCCACATATACAACAACGTCCAACCCGTAAGGGTAAAACAGCGGGATCCTTGGCCGGTCCAGAAGTGGGTAGAGAAGGAGGCCCAGGTTTAAACCAGAGGCCTCGGTGGCTGGGAGGTAGAATGTAAGTTACACTAGGTTAATAGACAGCTTCTCGCTTAGTCCCAGATCATTCGAGAGTTTCTTTTCCCCGTACAGATCATTCAGAGCACGGGCGGCCTCAAGTTTGTCCCGATCATTCTTGGAGGTCTGGATGATATGAACCAAGCCTTCCATAGCCAACCCTAATACGTCGCTCTTGGCTAGCGTGTGGATTAGCTGCAATGCTTGCTTCTGTTGTGGGTCAATCTTAGCACTTATGTACGGTGCCAGACAGCGCATGGCTGTATCGTAATCGGCTACCAAGCACACACGTTGAAAGGCACCCAAGCCTTCCTGCCACGTCTGGATGTTATCAAAAAGTTTATGGATATCGCTGGCCATTGCAATGTTGACCGCGGTCTTAGTTGGCATCATATTCTTCACCTCAAGGTTAATAATCATTATCTACTAAATAGTCCTATATGTTTACTAGGCTTTTCCACTGTTCACGTACCCCGACCACAGGCACAACCATTCCACGGTCACAAGCTTCCTCCATGATCTTAATCCGAGCTAGGTGGTTGTTATATCTGTACCTCTCACCGAAGGTGGTCATGATCTTCTCATTACTTCTATACTTCCTAGCGAGCCATTGCATTGTAATGTTTCCATTACTCAAATATTTATCATCTGGGTCTGACCCTAGACTGGTTAAATGTTTCATCAGTCTATTCAATGCCTGATCCATAACGTTAGCCATTTGTCCATCGCGGTTGTTAGCCAATATACATCGACGTATTTCATCGTGATAGCCTATAGCATACGTCAAGTGTTCATCTGTAGCCACTGGCGGCTTTGCCTGCAAGCTCCCAAGATCCACACTATCGGCTATAGCAAGTATAAGGGTGGTACAGATTATCTTCTCCACATATCTGACAACGACTGCACGTTCAACTGGCTTCCCAGCGGCTCTAGACCTCTCTACAACGTTATCATGTTTGAGTTTGTTAATCCTTTCCTTAATCGCATCAAAATTTGCATGAACCATTCTTTCACTCACTGAGTTATCCAAGCCATCACTCACGTTTTGCTCTCGAAAATGGTTAACCATCGCGGTATACTTCTCAATAAATTCCATTGGTACTTTCTTGTTAGCGAACGCGTCTTCATTGTAGAACTCCTCGGGTCGAATGAAGAACAACTCAGCCCTGGCCATAGCCCCGTTCTCTATGTGCAATTGCTTAGTAGCCATTGGCATATAGGTCTCAGGCGTTGACTCGTCCAAGAGTATGAAGATTGGGTCGTAAACTGGGAGTACTTTCTCAAGGGCTATATTCTTAGTACTACCACGACTTAGCTCTACAACGGCCAGCGGGTCGCCACCGATTTGCTGTGATAAAGCCTTTAACTTCCAGGCTGCTTTATTCTGTTGATCACCAGCGCCAGAGCTTTGGATAATACCAGCCTCTGAGTTGATCATACCACGTATCTTATGACGGTTTATGTCTGCTTGGTAGTTGAATGGCGAGTGAGCCTCGCGCATTATAAAGTCATCCAACACGTTTGGTAGAGGTAGCGCAGCCATTAACCTTTGTATCGAATCTGCCGCTGACTGTTTACCACGTCCATTCTCTCCCAGGATGGTTCTAGCCCTGGCAACGCTCAAACCTTCAAAGTAATAACACCCACCACCTAGCAAGCTAGTCACATGGAAGGCAGCCGCGATAGCTATCTCTGGTGAAGGATACTGCATGGTTGAATTGACCCACCTAGCAACGTCACCAACTAACCCAGGTGGCCATGGCAAGGTTGTATATATCTCCCCGATGTTATCAATTTCGTATGCAACCCTGGCGCGTTCCAGATTGTATTTATTGATTGCATCGTCTACTGTCTTAGGTAGCTTTATCTTACTATCAAACTTCCTGTGCTCCTCACCACTGGATGCATCGATAATTCCAGTTAACAGTTGGATGTTATCTCGCCTGTTGACACCTTTGACTGCAAACGAGGCAGCCAACCTTAGCACATTCGGATATATGGATTCACCTAGGACTATCTCACGTATCGCTCTCGCTACATCCAGGGTGCTTTTGTGTATCTCTACCTCTCCCTCTACTTCCCTCTCCTTCTCCCTCCTCTCTTTTATAGGGAAGTGTTGCTTTATCTCATCCCATCCATACGTCCTAAAGTTACCACCAACGATAACGACCAGAGGTCCATTACCGTACTCACCTTTGGTATTCTTAAACCCTGGTACCCTTAATACTTGTACCTTGAGTTTACCGCCTGGGTCCCCACCATACGTCTCACATATGTTATCCATGACGTTTTGCCATTCATCAGCATTATCACAACGAGTAAACCAATAATAATGGAACTTACCAGGGCTACTCTGTATTATTGATGAGGGTGGCAGTGGGAATTTGGTAGGATCCGTTAGCCCACCTTTGGTTTCTCCATCGTCTTCGAGCCACACGGCTCTAGCTTGTTTAAAGTATATATCCTTGCGTTCATTGTGGTCAGTAAACTCATTAACAGTGAAGTATACACCCCAACCGGCCTGGTTCATCTGCTCCAGTGTGAGGTACAACAGTTTAAACGTACCAAACATTCTTTTAGGCGTGTGCGCGCGTGTTATTTGTAATGTTTTATGCTCATCTTTCCCTTCCAGTTTCTTACTCAACAGATCTTGTGGATAAATCAACTCAAACTGTAGCTTCTCTCCAAAATACGACAGTAGTTTCAATGCTTCCATCTTATTACCTCTTAGGTGGCTTATACAAAAGCTTGCCTAGTATTTCTGTTTCTTTAGGATAAATCAAATTAATCAGGATACCTGGGCTACACAAAACGGTTAATTTGAAGTCTAGTATGGCTTTAGGCATACTTTACCCCGTAATGAGTGTACAATAGATTGAGTCGGAGCGAGGTTAAACTGTATGTCAGAAGGGAACGAGTATTTAAATGCAATATTAGAAGTAACTATCAAGTTAAGGGACAATGATGTTCCTTGTAGCGTAGCAGCAGCGAAGTTATCACAAGCTTACTGCTACCACCTGCTGGAGTTGTCTAATAGCCCTGAAATTGTTGTTAAGATGCTGGAAGTACTTGGTAACAATATTAAATCACAATTAGCTATGGGAGTCATGCACTAATGTTTACAATGAAGCTAGATAGATCAGTACTTGGTCGTGAGTACATCATACAGGACGATACACGTGTTGTTGTTGGTGGATATATACATTTTGTAAAACAGAAGCAAGACCTTAAGAGTTTTGAGCAACCCGCTCACTTCTATAAGGATGAAGCAATCGAATATGTTAACAAGTTGAATTCCAACCCAGACTATGTTAAAATGGTGACTGTATGTTAATTAAGAGACGCAACCCGTTCAATGGTAAAGTCAACACAATGGATATCCCGGTTACGGTGGAGCAATTGGCAGCGTGGGATTCTGGTACTCTCATTCAGAATGCTATGCCTAATCTCACACCAGATCAACGTGAATTCATTATGACTGGCATCACTCCTGAACAGTGGGTTGAAATGTTTAGGAAAGGAGACGAGCAATGAGTGAATTAAATAGTATGTACAAGCGAGCAGAATGGGCAGCTAAGCTAATCCTCAATCCTGACTCTGAAGTTTCAATTGACTTTGAAAGTGCAGATAAAGTTCTTGTGTACCATATGGATGGAAGAACATCAATTGCACAAACAAGAACAAATGAACCACTTCTTTTACAAGCTCTTATAAAAGAAATATGCAGAAAAATTCAGATCGGCGAGATTACAAACAAGAGAAAGGAAGAGCAATGAACAAATCAGCTGGAATATTTGATTTACCAGAAAGATTAAGCCGTGAACAAGCTAACCCGTTCTGTTACATGCTGTGCAAGCAGGGTGATGAATGTCACGGTGACTGTGATTGTAATGTTGAAGTACAGACAGCCTGGTCTGAGTTTCTGGATATAATAAAGCGTCAACAGTGGAAAGGAGACGAGTAATGAAACACTATATTACATTTGGGCAAGACCACTACCATGAGGTAGGCGATAAAGTATTTGATTACAACTGTGTCTGTCTTATAGATACAGCAGATCATGGAGACAGGGATGGAAGGGAAATAGCCTTTGAAACATTTGGGAGAAAATGGTCTATGGAATACCCTGAAAAGTATTTTGATTTCACCAGTCTTGATCGTTACTTCAAACGCGGAATAATCAAACTTTAATTACTGAGGAAGGGCACTAGCAATAGTGCCTTTACATTTTATGAGTAGCAAACAACTTACTGTAGACATTGAACGTTACCAACTTCTGGCTGATCAGTTTGATGGCCTACAGACAGAGAACGAATTGATGATTAAAGAGTTTGATAAAGAGCGTACTGCTTTAAGGAATATGATTAATGTTCTTAATAGGGAAGAAGAAATCAAGCGTCAGATAATCCGTGAGCTCCGACAAAAGATTGATACACTCCAGTATACTATTATGTCCAAGGATGAAGAGATACACAAACTTAAAAAGGATGTTCTTTGCCAGGTTCGCATTACCAGTGCACGTAGAAGGTAACAAAACGATGACTAGATCAGACCAACGTATAGCGTTTTGCAGGCTGCTTGAAGAGTACCGTATTGCTTCCAAATCAATTAACCTTAGCCACATTCAAGAATACTTGGATGCAAAGACAAAAGTTGTTGATGCTTATATGGCCCAGGTAGATAAGGCTGATAAGCTTGAAGCAGAAGTTAATGAGTTCAACCAACAGTTGGAGATAGAATATGTATGACAACTATCCAGATGATATACGCATGTATGACCATGATCCACGTTCTCCCTTCTATGTTGAGCCTGGTTGTAAATGTGGCCAGAGGGCAAAATCAGAATGCAACGATGACGACGAATGTGGACCAGAAGTAGATGATTTTATTGAACCCGACTATGAAGACCAGTGGGAAACGTAAGGGCTTAACAAAAGCCAGGATGGTCAAAATGATTAGGACATCAAAATTGGAAAATGATATGCTCGCAATACTAGAAGTTGAACCTATGTCATCAAAGAAGTTAGCTAGTACCCTTAATGAAGACCCAACCAGGGTAAGTAAAGCTTGTGATGCATTAAAGGGTCGTGATGCCATAATATTTTGTACTAACACGGGTACGTATAAGATTAGTGTTACTAAACACAATTCTATGATACTTGCCAAACCCTGGGGATCCAACAGGACTATGAGAATAAAAACGTACTATTGAATAATTTGACTTACTATAGTACTTAAACTATAATGGGTTGGTAGATTGCAGAAGAATAGCGACATCAGTTAATATTCAGACGCGATCAACCAACCTAAACCTAAGAGGAACACGCTATGTACCAAGAATGGCTAGAAGCTAGTATAGCTCTTGAAAAAGCTAAAAGAGTCGAGTTGGACCTTCGCAATCAGATATGCGAAAAGATCCTGGTCGATAAGCTTGAAGGCGCTAAGACCGTGACGGATGGCAACTTTAAAATAACTGCCACCGCTAGGGTGAATCGTAACATTGATGCTAAGATCCTTTCTGCTATCTTCGATGAGTTGACAGATGAAGAGAAGCAGGCAGTTGAGTACAAACCACAGTTGAGGATTTCCCTCTACAAACCTATTGAAGAATCTGGCGGTAAGCTTCTGGAAGCTGTGACTGTAACTCCTGGGCAGGCTTCCCTCACAATCAAATACCTTGGGTAATTTATAATGAAAATTATTAGTACCAAGGATGCCCACCAGGATGGGGTTAAGATGATCGTGTATGGGGCGTCAGGTGTGGGTAAAACCACCCTGATCAGAACCGCACCAAACCCGTTCATTATCTCGTCTGAATCTGGCCTGCTATCTTTGGCAGACCAGGACATACCTGCTGTGGAAGTCAAGACTGAAGATGACCTGAAAGAGGTATATGAATACGTTTTGAAATCCAAGTATGACACGATCTGCCTTGATTCTTTATCAGACATCGCAGAGACGTTACTCAGTGGCTATAAAGACAAGTTCTCGGATGGTAGACAAGCTTATGGCAAGCTGAATGACGTCATGTCAAAGTATATACGTTTGTTCCGCGATATCAAAGGGAAGAACGTGTATATGACTGCTAAGGAAGCCAAGGTAGAAATCAATGGCGTAATTGTGGCACAGCCTAGTATGCCAGGTAGCACCTTAACTATTAACCTACCATACTTTGTCGATATGGTATTACGACTTGAGTCGTCGAAGAAGGAAGACAGGGTTATACATTCGAAAGCGAGTTTCACCCAAGTTTGTAAAGACAGAAGTAACAAACTTGATGCGAAAGAAGTCCCAAATCTTGGGCATATCATACGTAAAATAACTGGAGGTAACACCAATGGCAACGCTTAACTTTAACGCTGAAGAAGTCCCGGTTGATGATGGTTTTGAACCGATTCCCAGGGGCACTTACAGTGCACAGATCATCCAGTCTGAAATGAAGGACAACAAGAAAAAGACTGGTAAGTACCTTGAACTCCGCATTCAAATTCTGGATGCTCCGTATTCTGGCCGACTGATCTTTGAACGTCTGAACCTGGTCAACCCAAATGACGTAGCAGTGAAGATTGCAAAGAAGACCCTGGCCAAGATCCTTGGAGCCATGAAGCTGTCTGAAATTGAGGATAGCGAAGAGCTTCACGGTATCGAGTTCCAAGTTCTGGTAGATATTGAAGGTGAGGACGGCGGTGACTACCCACCACAGAACGTAGTTAAGAAATACATAGCTGCTTAATTAACCCTTAATAAAGCCTCTCACTTCTTAAAGGAGTCGAGAGGCTTTGGAGTTTAAAAGATGGATACAATTACTGCTATTGAAAATGTTAAGGTAGAGGATTACCCCAGAGGGCACCTTGGCGCTTCACAAATAGGTCATCCGTGTATGAGATACCTGGTCTATAAATTCCATTGGGCATATAAGGAATCCCATAGCCCACAACTTATACGTATATTTGCCATGGGTAACGCTGTGGAGCAGATAATAATTGATGCTATTAAATCTGCTAACATACACGTAAAATCTACCCAGCTGCAAATTGATCGTGGTGAGTATGGGCATGAAGGTGGATCCATTGATGGCATAGTAACCAACGTCCCAGAGCACCCTGGTGAGGATTTGCTGTTTGAAGGCAAGTCCATGAACCAAAACAATTTCTCTAAAGTTGTTAAGTATGGTGTAAAAGAAGCCAAACCCATGCATTATTCCCAGATGCAGAAGTATCTAGGCAAGCTTAAATTGCTCCATTCTATGTATGTTGTTCTTAATAAGAATACATGTGAGTTATACATTGAATTTGTTAAGTACGACCATACCCACTACCTATTAATGGAAATGAAAGGTAAAGAGATTATAGAGGCCACCAGGATAAACGAATTCATGAAGCTTTCAAAGAATGAATCCTGGTATGAGTGTAAAGGTTGTGATGCCAGGGAAGTTTGCCACAAGAATGCAAAGATACCTTCCAACTGTAGAACGTGTAAGAACGTGGAGAAACATTCTGAAGGTGAGTGGGTGTGTAGTATAAACAACTACAAGGTACTTTCATTAACTGAACAGAAAAAAGGTTGTGACCAATGGGACTTGGCAGCAATGTGGATGTAAAATCTCGGTGGTATCAAGACGAAGCTGTTAAAAGCACGATTGATTACATCAGATCCAATCCCGGGAAGTCGCCAGTAATAGTTATACCTACTGGTGGTGGGAAGACTATTGTAATTGATATGCTTGTTAAACAACTTAATGCAAAGGTACTTATATTATCCCATAGCAAGGAGATACTAGAGCAAAACTTTGAATCCTTAAGCAAGGCTTTACCAAGCGTTGGGTTGTATTCTGCCAGTCTGGGACTTCATATCATACGTGATGTTACCGTGGCAGGTATACAATCAGTTTATAGGAAATCTAACCTATTTGCCAGATTTAAATATATAATAATAGATGAGGCCCACTTGATATCAAACTCCCAGGATAGTATGTACAATACGTTCTTGGGTTCATTAAAAGTACCTTGTATTGGTTTGACGGCAACCCCATATAGATTAAATGGTGGGCTTATATACGGCCCTGGTAAGATGTTCGATGCAGTAAGCTTTAATGTATCATCCAAACGTCTGACTGAGGAAGGATATCTTAGCCCACTTAAAGTATATGGGTCTACCTCTGAATTCAATACTGAAGGAGTGGCTACCCAGGCTGGCGACTTTAAACTATCCGATCTATCTCTAAGATTCGATCGTGAGGCAGTAAGTTCCCAAATCGTGAATGACCTATTGAAATATAAGGAGAACTATAAGCACTGGTTGGTATTCTGTATTGACATAGCCCATGCGGAGAATGTGAGCAACCTGTTAAACAAAGCAGGGATAACATGTGAGGCGGTGCATAGTGAATCACCTAGGGACCAGAGTCTGATTGATTTCAAGGATGGTAAAATCCAGGCAGTCACAAACGTTAACATATTAACGGTTGGGTTTAACTATCCGGAAATAGATCTGATTGCGGTACTGCGGCCTACTAAGTCACCCACCTTACACGTCCAATTGCTAGGCCGTGGGTGTAGGACTTCAAAGAATAAGAAACATTGCTTAGTAAAGGATTACTCTGGAAACATACGCCGCCTTGGCATGGTAGACGATGTTAAAGTTAACATAAACGATAAGAAAGCGGGCACTGGAGAGAACCCGTTTATGAAGACCTGTCCAGAGTGTGAACTACTAAACTACCCTGCTGTACGTCAATGTGAGTGTGGGTATAAGTTTAAGTTTGAACATAACCTATCTCCAACGTCTTACACGTCTGAACCAAAGTGGTACACTGTATCTGATATTAAATATTCCATACACCACAAAGCCAACTCACCGGACAGTCTTAAAATATCTTACATATGTGGCGTTCGTGTATTTGATGAATATATACTAATTGAGCACCCTGGTTATGCTGGTTATAAAGCCAAGCACATGCTTAAGAACCGTTGGGGAAGCGATGCTCCACAACCGACTACAATAATGGAATTGAAACTAAATTGTGATAAACTCAAGAGGCCCAAGCAAATATGCGTTGATGACTTTGATAAGTACCCCAAAATAATTAAAATGATTTAGCTGTAAAAGTATGAAAATTAATTTGACATTAGAAAAGAAAACCAGGAAACTAGTACAAGCGCACACGAGTGGTGTGGGACTATAAAACCAAACCAATAAAGAGAAATACAAATGAGTAACAATGAAATTGCCAAGTCCGTATTTGATGAAATGGTAGCCGCAGGCAAATCTCGTGATGAGATCGTTGTGGCTATGGTAATGACGGGTGTTTCCCTGAAC